TCATGGGTGGAAAAGGTGGTGGCGGAGATTATCCTCCCCCGATAAATTATAACCCTCCACCGGATCTTCAAGATACAATGGGTCCAGTGTTAGATCAGATGAATACGATGATGGGTGAGTTTGCTGCTATTGCAGCTCAACCTCCTCCGATACCTGAGATGCCAGAGCCTATTGTGACAGCTCCTGTTGATTGGGAGGCTAAACGAGAGGAGTTCAGAGCTAAGGCTCTGGCAGAGCAAGAAGCATACGCTAAAAGCAGAAAAGGTTTAGCGTCTACTATTCTGACTAATCCAGTATTGGGTGAGGAAGATGAGCAAACAGATATGCTCGTATCTGCTTTATCTTCTCCTGTACTTCAAAGCATTTTAACGGGATAAATCATGGCTAACAAAACGCTGACAGAGCTATATGCTGAGTTCGAACAAATGTGGACCCTGCGCTATCAGTGGGAGCTTGAATGGAAGCAGGTTATGTATTGGTTGCTCCCAGGTCGTGGTCATTTCAACAAACATACTCGGCGTCTGAAACGAAGTCTTACCAGTCCTAAACTCATTAACACTTATGCTAAAGAAGCTCAGGAAGTTTTGATAGCAGGTGTTAAAGCGGGAGCTATTTCTCCTGTAAAGCGGTGGTTTGACCTGAAATGGAATGATGCTCAAATCTCTGATATTAAATTTTTAGAGGATTGGTTGGAAGATGCCAAGGAGATTCTCTATGATGAATTCGCTAGGTCGAATTTTTACAGAGAAGTTGACGGATTTTTGTCAGAGTATTCAGGTTTTGGTAACGCGGTTTCTTTCTTTGGTGCTAATTCAGATCCGTTTTATTTTCACACGATCACAGTAGGGGAATACGTCATGGGGATGAATAACCTCGGTGTAGTTGACAAAATATACCGAGTGTTATTCATGTCTCCTAGAGCTATCATAGAAGAGTTTGGTGAGGCTAATGTATCTGACCATATTAAAACTCAGAATATTGGTGCGCCAGAGGAACCTATCGGTATAGCTCATTATGTATATCCTGAAGAGTTTAGAGATAAACCTTATTCATCCGTTTACGCAGAGTTAGGAGCATCAGATGACCAAGTACTCCGTAGGTCGGGGTATTATGAATTTCCTTTCATGGTGTGTCGTTGGGATGTTATTAGTGGGGACACTTATGGCCTTGGGCCTGGTACGCGTGCTGTCCCCCATATTCGACGTTTGCAAGAGGAAGAGAAAGCCCTGTTAATGGCTGGACATAAATCGCTTAATCCTCCATTGAATATCCCTGCTAAATTGAAGAACAAAACTCGAACGCTCCCAGGTGGAGAGAACCTTTATTCAAATCCGAATGAGCGTATTTATCCGGTATATGAAGTGAGATTTGATATGCAAGCTGGTATGGGGCTTATAGACCGGTCTGAGCTTCGTATCAGTAAGATCTTCTTTAATGACATCTTTTTAACAGCTAGTCGTGATCCTAATGCTTCTCCCCTGCGTACAGGTGAGGTCAATGTGCGTGAGGATGAGAAGCTCCTTCGTATTGGTCCAGTAGTTGAGTCACTCTACTTTGAAGCATTACAACCAGTAGTAGAGAGAGCCTTTAGTATTTGTTTGAGGAAAGGTAAGTTTCCTGAATTACCTCCTGAGTATGCTGAGATGTTGGGTGGTTATAAGATTGTTTTCATTTCTCCATTGGCTCAAGCTCAAAAGCTCATGGCGGCTGGTCCAATTAATAATTTTTTACAGTTTACTACTGCTGCTGTGCAATACGATCCTACAGTTCTAGACAAAGTTAATATGGATAGCCTTGTAGAAGAATACGCTGATATTACAGGAGTTAGCTCTAAGATTCTTAGAAGTGATGAAGAAGTGGCTCAGATACGTGAACAACGAGCACAAGCTCAAGCGGAGGAAAAAGCTAAGCAAGATGCAATGATGAATCAACAAGCACAGTTACAAGGTCAGCAGCAACAAGCTGATATAGCTAAAACATACGGAGAAGCTGGAGCAGGTATGCAGCAGTTGTTAGGGGGTAATGCGTAGTGGGGTTACTAGAAGACACACCAGAATTTAGAGAAGATAAAAGGGTTAGAGCAGAAGAGGCAAAGTTTGAAGAACTTTTACGAGATGATCTCCGAAGGGTGTTTTGCAATGTTGCTGGTCATAGGGTGTTGTGGCATCTATTTGGGATATGTAATCTTGGGGATCTTTCTTTCGATCCTGACCCTAGGGTTACGGCTTTTAACGAGGGCGCGAGATCGGTTGGTGTTCAACTTCTCGCATTACTTGAAACAGTAGATCAAGATATTTACATGAAAGTCTTGAAGGAAGGTAGGAACATTAAATGAGCGATGAAAACACGAATGAAACACCTCCTGCGGAAGTACCACCAGCAGAAACTCCTCCAGCGGAAACTCCGTCAGCGGAGACACCACCTGCGGAAACTCCACCTGACACTCCTCCTGCTGGGGAGACACCCCCAAAGGAGACACCACCTGCAGAAGAAACACCTCCTGCAGAGAAAGTAGAATATAACCTACCCAAAGATTTTCCATATCCTGAAGTGACGGATATGGCTGAAGATGCTGCTCTATCGCAAGAACAGCTAGATAAAGTTCTTAAATTCGATCAAACCAGGTCTGAGAAGAACCTCAAAGCATTCCGGCAACGACAAGCCGAGGAGATTGAAGGTCTTAAAACGGAATGGGGAGACGAATTTAAAACTAACGTAGCTGCTGCTAACAGAGTCATCAAGCACTTCGATAACGAACAGAAGGACTTGACACGGTTTCTACACGCAACAGGCGGGGCGAACAGTGTTGTAGTTATAAAGTTCCTTCATGCTATCGGGTCTGTGCTACAGGAAGACGGTATTGTTCTGTCCGCTACTGAATCAACCAAGGAAGCTAAAAAGTCTGCGGCACAGACATTATATCCAACAATGGCTAAGAGTGAAGGAGAAACCTAATGGCTGCACCGAACGCTGATTATTCATTGACTCTCGCAGATTGGGCGAAGCGTCTTGATCCTGACGGCTCTATCGCTACAATCGTTGAACTTTTGAACCAGACCAACATGATTCTGGACGATGCTATTTGGCTGGAATCCAATCTTCCCACAGGTCATCGGACCACGGTACGCTCGGACATCCCGCACGCTACCTGGCGTCTGCTCAATTACGGTGTCTTGCCCACCAAGAGCAAGACCTCGCAGATCACGGATTCTGCGGGTATGCTTGAGACGTATGGCGAGGTTGACAAAGACCTGGCCATGCTTAACGGCAATACCGCTGAGTTCCGTCTTTCCGAGGATCGGCCTAAGATCGAGGGCATGAACCAGGACATGGCCACGACAATCTTTTACGGAGACACTGGAACCCACCCCGAGCGGTTCCTTGGACTCGCCCCGCGCTACAACGCCGAAGACATTTCTGGCAGTAAACCCCCGGCACAGACCTATCTGAAACAGGTCATCGACGGTGGTGGCACAGGAGACGTGACCTCTCTGTGGCTCATTGTATGGGGTTCCGAGACTGTTCATATGTTCTTTCCGAAGGGCAGCAAAGCTGGTCTGTCGGTTCAGGATCTCGGACAGAAAACCCTGTATGACGCTGATGGCGGTCAGTATGAAGGCTACCGGACTCATTACCAGTGGAAAGCAGGTATGTGTGTTCGTGACTGGCGCTATATCGTTCGTATCTGCAACCTGAGTGTCACGGCGGATTTCGATTACAAATTGATGATCAAAGCCCTCAACACCATCCCGACGATGGGCATGGGTAAAGCGGTATTCTACTGCACTCGGGCGATCAAGTCACAGATCGACATCGCGGCTGCGGAGAAAACCAACAACGCCCTGCGGATCATCGACGATGAGCAGTTCGGTAAATCTATCACCTCTTTCTGGAATGTCCCGATTAAGCAGACAGACGCCATTCTGGAAACCGAGTCTGCCATCACCTTTGCGTAAACCCAAGGTGTCTAACGTTAGACACCTTTAGAATAAGGAGATACATTATGTTTACGGATAAACTTTTGAAGTATTTTCACAACGCAGCGTATGACGCAGCGTCTGAGGAAGTTGATCTCAGTGTGGCCAATGTCGGCAAAGGCGAGCCTATCAAGATTTTCCTGAGTGGTGGTGCTGACTTTGCTGGCAACGACGACTTGACCGTTACCTTTCAGACCCATGCGACCAAGGGGTCTGCGGTAGCTTCTGGTGCTGTTAAGTCGGTGGCTGGTCCTTTCACGGATGCTGAAGTCATTGCGGGTGTGGCCTTTTTCGTGCCGTATCCGACCGACCAGTATTCGGCTCTGGTGTTGGGTGGCGCGATTGGCCCCACGGCTGGCACTGGTGTGAACGCTGGTGTTGTTCTGGACGATCAGTCCAGCAAATAAACCTCAAACCCCAAAGGTGTCTAACGTTAGACACCTTTGGGAGATCAAGGAGTAGAAAAATGGAGTGTATCTGCACAAGAGACTGTTACATTGACCATGAGGGTGGGTTTCGACATTACTTTATGTATGAAGTTCACAACTTCAAAGAGTGTCCGAGACACTTTAAACCCCTGGGGACATACACTGTGGACTTTGAGAGAGACCCCAAAGATGTTCTCTTGAAATCAAAAGAGTGGTCAGGAGCAGAGGCACAAGAGTGGCTGAAGAAAGAGTATAGAAAAGAAATTACCCTTCCAATGGCCAAGGACACCCTGGTAAATTTAATCATTGATACAAGAACTCGGGCGGTACAAATCC